GGTCTTTCGGCAGGTACTCCATCGCAGCTTGATATTTTTTGAACTGATACGTTCCCTTGCCTTCGATCCGAGGACCGACTGCCATCTGTGCGGCGAAGTGCTGGTCCCCATCCGGAAACCACATTCCAGCAATTTCCTTCATGCTTAATCCTTCCAATAGTGGTGGCTGTCTTTCTCGATCCGCTCGCGCTTAGGTGTCCGGCCCGCGAATTTTGCTCGACTTCTTTGATATTCCAAAGCCCGACAAACCCTGCACCTGCGCTTGATTCCGACAAATTCAGATGATGGATGCCCGCGAAAGCATGATGTGCGCGAGGCGGCGCGCTGAGCCCATGTTCTTTTTATGCTTTCGCACCTTTTAGATATTGTCTCTTGGGTTTGCGGCTGCGTCTGGCGGCCCTTCTTTGCCACCGATATTTTACGCCTCCATTCATCATCAAATGTGCGCCCCGTCATTTTAGCGCGGATGTTCTCAATAAATTCTGGCGACCTCTTACTTCCAGAAGCACCCTCGCCGCCGCTGGATATGTTTGTTAGACGACACCCGATAGACTTAAAATATTCTATCCAGAACTCCTCACATTCCTTCCAGTCCCAACCGGGAGGAACCTTTTCGATCTCAAATATTTCAGGCCGTGCCCCCGAGTTAATAATACCCGAAATCCATCTGGACGAATGTCTCTTACTCGTCAGATTCCTGCGCCCGATATGCGCTTTAAGCCTGTCCTTCAATGTCTGATCAGTTTTCCCAACATATCTAAGTTCGTTAGTCCTTGGGTCGAATAGGCCATAGATCAAAGTCACGGCTTCCTCCAATATGGATGATTATCACTTACCTCCGTTCTTTCCCGCGCGGGAGTCCTGCCAGCAAATTTCCTTGGTCCCTTCCGATGATCTAGCACAGCTCCAAGCGGCCCGTTGATTGCCGGGTGGCTGTTGTTATAGGCCCGGCCGGACAGCGAAGCCGTCCGGACCGGGCTTGAGCGAACCAGATGCTCGAAAACAAACGAGTCATGCCATTCGCTCAGATTGAAGATATCGCCGGTTTCGTGAAGCTGTTGCCATCTGTGCATGATCGCATGCACGGCCGGGTCCTTGCAGCGGAGCATGTAGAATCCGCACTCAGGATAGAGGTTTCTCCGATCCAGCCATGCGACCTGCGCCTCGTCCGGTAACAGACCTGCAAGAAATTCATGCGTCACAGGCGAATGGAAAAATATGTCCGCGTCGATCCATATCAGAACGTCAGCCTTGCAGGTCGAATAGCAGTCGATCACGGCAGCGGTCTTGTGTGCAAAGCGGATTGCATCGAAACGGAAGTTGTAGCCATCGTATGGAATCCGGCCATGCGCCAGCTTGTTGTCTTTGTTCGCGCGCTTGAAGTCGTCCAGCCAGATCGGAAATTCCCGCGTGCAAATCCGGCCGTCGTATTCCGATATCGAGAAACCTTCTGGATAGAAGTTCATCATCACGTCGGCAGGCCATTCCTTCACGAAGGAGTCGACCATTTGCGCGCCGTACTTATCCCAGCCCTCGCGATGGCAAGTCGAGACCGTCTGGATTTTCATTTACTGGCTCCGGCTAGAAGGATCAAAAGCGGCATCAGATATAAAACGATTGCCGTGATGTGGGCGCTTAAAAAACTCTCGATGGGTGCGCGCACCACATACCAATATCGAATCCGGATTTCCCGGATAACTGCGCAAGCGACAAGCACGAACACAAACCATATTGCCGTTGTCACTTGCGCTCGGTTCATGACTCACGCCTCCACGACCGCCAGATATCGGCATACTCGCAATTCTCATAGCCTTTCATCGACGGGATTCCATCGGTGAAATGCACGATTGCCGGGTCTATGTTCTTGGGCGAGTGACCGACAAGATAATTCCAACGCTGATTAAGACCGCCGATAAGGCTATCAGGCAGCCACCGGAATTGGTGAAGATCGAGACCACGCCACTGATTGATTATGTCGAGGGTGAGCTGATAGTGCGCCGTGTGATGCGTGTTCCAGAGCATCACACTGGACCAGTTTTTCCGCTCGTAGGCGGTCTGGATTTGCCCGTCCATCTTCAAGGGACGGCCCGGCGAGTGCTGGTGCTTGACGCACATCAGCGCATAGCGAGGGTCGGCCTCCTGCAAGATATCGCCGACGTCGGCCATCGCCATGACGTCGCAATCCATGAACAGCGCCCACTGTGTTTCCGGCCTGAAATGCGGAACAAGGAATCGCGTCAACGCGAATTCCGTCGCCATAGGTGCATCCGAGATATCATCCCACAGGACGTTATTCTGGACAGATTGTGGTCGCCAATACATACCGAGCGCCATGCACTGATCCCGAACAATTGGATGCACAGTGATATGCGAATTCGTCTGCTGAACGACTGAGGAGACTGCTACCTGATAGGCGTCAACCTCTCGGCGATCCCAGCCCACGTAGACGGTCAAGGGCTGATTCATTGCTGATCCTCTCGTATGCGGTAAGGTTCGAATCCGGGCTGGCGTTCCATATCTTCACATTCAATCGCCGGAGCTGATCGACCGTTGCGTCAAATGTCTTCGCCCAGCGCGGGAAATAGTTCATGGACGCAGCGCCCCACGCCTCACGCTCGTCGTATCTGGGCTGATTGTAATGGCCGGACGTGTAATCGAACCCGAACAGATAGATTTCCCGCGCGCGCTTGAGCAGCGCGAGATTGATCGCACCGAAGCCGGAGTTTCCTCCGCACTCGATAGCTTCTGGGTCCATCGTGAATGTGTCGGCATTGCGCAGGCGCTTGAGGTAAATCGCGCCCGGCACGGTCCGGAACAGATGCAGCTTTTGCTCCGGAGCGGATAGGTAAACCTCGCAAGCAAGAGCGCGCTCAGCGAGATAATCATGCCGGACGCGCATCCACGGAAGGTCGAGCCCGAAGATCGCATCGGCAAACGGCAAATCGAACATGGATTCTTTGCAGGCCAGAACCCAGCCCAGCCCATTAAGCCGGGATAAATCGAACCCCTTGAGGCTTGGACCAGTCCCCACAATAATGGCGGGACGGCCATCCCATAGCGGCGCGGCAACAGAACCGAATACCGGAGCAACGTCCGATCCATCGTCATTCCGCATCAACATTCGCGGGCTCCATCTTCGCCCGCTGGGCGGTCAATTCCGCTGCCTCTTTTTCACAGAGGTCCTTTTTCATCGGCTCGGATATTCGGACCTCGCCCTGAAAGATGCACCAGCGGCCACGTCCCACATGCTCCACGCGATAAGCGTCCGGCTCGTCCGGGTTTGGATTGAACCCCGACTGGTGCCGGGCATCTTGTTTCGGGAGATTCACGCGCTTTGATTTCGACGCGCTGTGATTGATATTGAGCCATCGCTGCCGGGCTCGCGATAGCTTGGAGGCGTTCGGGTCCGCAATCCTCCGGCTGTCGATCAGCAGCCGAAGCTGGCGCGGTGTGCAGATGGAAGCATCGAACACATCGCCCGGCTTCCAGTTATGGCCGCCGGCATCGAACTGGCGCACGACGATATAATCGGACGAGACCAAGACGGTCGGTTCAGATGCTGCTGTCATGCCCGGCGCTGCTCCTCTTTCGCGACGCGGAAGCTACGCTCAATTTTAATTCGCCACAAATAAAAAAAGCGCCCGGCAATGCCGAGCGCTCAATATTGGGTTTGCGTTGCCTATCAGGCGACGAGTTCGAAGAACAGGACGCCGCAGTCGGGACAGGTCTTTTTCTGCGTGTATGCCATATCGCCTTCGATCTTCCACGCGGAGTCGTCGTTGTCCCACCAGCGCTTGACGCGCAGGCCTTGCTGGCCGGCACCGAGGAGTCCGGTCCAAGAGAACGTGTAGCCACCGGAAACCTCGCGGATGCCGGGACGCGCCGCCGCATAGACCAGCAGGGCTTTCTTGCCTGCAATCGACGCGGTCGTCATCGAAGTTTCGAAGTCCGGGTTCTCGGCGGACGTCACCTGAATGCCGTCCATGACCTGAATGGAGTCGAGTTCGAACAGGGAGGCCGCAGCCTGACGCGCGACGATTGCCGGCGAGTTGTTATTCTGGCCGTACTTGATGCGGTCAACCAGATCTGGATGGTCGGACAGTTTCGTCCAGACCTGACGGCCCATAGCGAGCGTGTTCGGGCGCTTGCCGGTCAGGAGCCAGATGGTGTCCGAATATGCCTTCACGTTCTCGATGGGAGTCGACGTCGACTGATCCCACTGGATCACTTCGTTGCCGTTCGGGGAGGCAGTCGTTCCCTGAACGTCGCCGACCGAATGGTCGATGCCGGTCCAAGAACCAGTGGCGAGGAAGTTCGCCGCGAAGTTCACTTCGCGGGAGATCATCGCCTGCTCGCCAAGATAGGCAGCCGCGTCCGTATCGAGATTGATCGGCTCGTCGGCGTTCGCCAAATCTTCCTCAGTGATCAGCTTGTGGAGCGACCACTTTTCGCAGAAGAACGAGTCCGTGGTCATCTTCCAGCCGCCACCGGCGGATTCAGTTCCCGGAGCGCGCTTGCGGAAAGAATCGCGCCATGCGTCCGAGCGGTCATATTTGTAATAGAGATTCCCTTGGTTCTTGGACGGAATGTTCGGGAAAATCTTGTCCGCAGCGAAACCGGCAGCATCCTGCATATACGCAAGAGAGATTGACGTAAGTGGGCGGTTTACGTGGACGTCGCCCGGAGTCGGATTGGACATTTTAACGGTCTCCTGTTTGTTCAGACTTGTGGGCGAAGCCCTGTGTGTTGCGAAACATTGCCGATTAGGCCACGGACGAGACGATCAGGCCCGGACGAACCTCAATGCAGCCAATCTGGCCGGACGAACCGCCAACGCGGCAGATACCAACCATGCGGCCGTCGCCGGTCGCGATGCTGACGATCTTCCCGTTTCCATCTACGCTGACGACAGCGCCGGCAGCGACGGTTCCACCCAGCACGCACTTGGAGACGCCTGCGACGGCGACCTTGCCTGCGCGGCCAGCAGCAGCAGGCTTATCCTGCAAGATGCCGTATGCGACGCCATCATCGCCGCACAGCGCAAGCTGGCCGGACGAGTTAACGAGGACAGCATAATACTGTTTCGCGCTGAGGTCGGAGCCGGCCGGGACCGAACGGACTTCAAGGTCTTCCTCGAAAGCATAATCAGTCATTTTATTTTCCCCTGTGGGCTATCGAATTTCGTGGAGACCGCGCGGGGATAACCGCGCGTGCTGGTTGATGGATCAGGCGGCCTTCGACTTCTGGTGCTGTTCCTCGGCATATGCCTTGTAGAGAACCTTGCCTTCGTCAGTCTTCATGAAGGACGCGCGGCCGGAGATTTCGGACTTGATCGACTCCGCCTTCATGTGTTCCTTCACGCCCTTTTCAAAGGCGGCCTCGGCATCAGCAGGCTTGTCGCCCGGCTTGCCAGAACCCTTCGCGATGAGGAGTTCTTCGAAAGCATTCGCGCCAGCGGCGAGGATCGTCTGAGCAGCCTTGCGGACGTTATCGTCCTTGATGCCGTCGATAGCGCGGAGCAGCGCGCCCTTGGCAGAGAGTTCGCCGGGCATGCTCTTGAGAATGGTGGACGCCTCGGCCTCGAATGACTTCTCGATGCTCTCGTCTTGCATGGCCTTCATTGCGGCGAACACAGCCGGGCCGACTGCCGACTTGCGGATTTCCGTGCCTTTGAACGAGAAGGTCTCGTCGCCGACCTTTTCCAAGGACGCGGCCTTCGCGATGGCTTCGGCAGCAGCGGCGGTCGCCTTTTCGAGGTCGGCTTTCGTGGTTGCAAGTTCAGCAACGAGCGCCTCATTGGCTTTACGGAGGTCCGCGA